AACAGGTTTCACCTAATTAGTCATTAGTCGTTAGGTGAACTAAATAATGATTTTATGACACCTAACATTTTTATATTCAATTAGTTATGAGTCGACCAGCAAAGGCCGACTTTTTTATTTTAGTAATAATTTGGTAATAACACCAAATAAAGCAGTAAAACAAAGTAAAGTAAAGGCATCAGCAAGACAATGCAAAAGTATGCGCCGATGTTATTTTTTGAATAGTCCCGTCCCCACCAACAAACGGTCTTAAAAAGTAAAAGCCGAGACAGTGCTAAACCCCGGCTTTTGATTTCGTCTTATGTATTAGCTCAAAAACGCAATACAAAGGTAAACAAAAAAATTTTTAATAAACAAAATGGGCGTGCAAACGACTGCCAAGATTATTCTGGTGCCAATAGAAAGCATCAAGGAAAATCCTGCCAACCCACGGATAATCAAAGATGAAAAATTCCGCAAGCTGGTAGACTCCATTCAGAATTTCCCTGAAATGATGGAACTGCGCCCCATCATCATTGACGAAAATAACACGGTGCTCGGTGGCAATATGCGCCTGAAAGCATTGAAGGAATTGGGCATAAAGGAAGCGCCGGTCATCTATGCAAAAGATTTAACTGAAGTACAGAAAAAGGAATTCATCATAAAGGACAACCTGCCATTCGGGGAATGGGATTGGGAAATGATTGCCACTGAATGGGACGCCGCTACGATTGAAGAGTGGGGTTTGGATTTACCGGGGTTCGATGTAAACATTGATGAGATGGGCGATGATTTTTCATTGCCTGATGGCGGCAAAGGGACACTCCAACAAATCACTTTCATACTGGCAGACGCGCAGGCTGAGCAAATAAAAAATGCTATTGAGGAAATAAAACAGACTGAAGAATATAAGTACTGTGAAACATTTGGCAATGAAAATACCAATGGCAATGCACTCTATCTAATAGTAATGCAATGGGCAGAGCAAAGGAAATAATCGTGAAAGTAATCCCTGCGCAAATAGCCAATGAATTTGTGAAGGAGCACCACTACAGCGGGAAGGTTGTGCCGAATAGCAAATTACACTTTGGCGCTTTCCTGAATGGCAAGTTGCACGGCGTTTTGTCCTATGGCAGTCCTATGGTCAAAAGCAAAGTATTACCATTAGTTCAGCCGTCACTATGGAATGAAATGCTAGAGCTTAACCGCATGGTATTTAATGACTACTTACCACGGTACAGCGAAAGCAGGTGTATTGCTATTTCAATAAGACTTATAAAAAAGAACGCGCCTCACATTAAATGGATACTGTCCTTTAGTGATGGGACGCAATGCGGGGACGGTACAATATACAGAGCGAGCGGCTTTGTCTTAACTGGTGTAAAAAAAAATAAGGGGCAAAGGGTTGATGAAAAAACTGGTGAAGTATTTAGTGAAATGACTTTCAAGGCGCATCGTCCTAACCAGATGGATTATTGGGATTCATTAAAACTTTTAACAGGCTACCAATTGCGCTACATTTTTTTGATTGACAAAAGCTGCAAAATAACTGTCCCCATCATCCCCTTTTCAAAAATTGATGAGATGGGCGCAGGAATGTATAAGGGGAGGAATATTCCAATAGCCGAAAGGCAAAAACAGGCGGGTATAGCATAATGGTAGTGCGATGGACTTCCAGTCCGTTGGTGGCAGTTCGATTCTGACCTACCCGCTCAATGTAAACAATGGATAAACAATGGAACGTGGAGGCAGACCGCAAAACTTGAAAAAGTGGAAACCTGGTCAATCTGGTAACAAGAACGGAAGGCCAAAAAAGATACCACTGTTAAAGGAATTGCTCGCCAATGTTTTAGGCGAACAAAAGGAGGGCAAGAGCGCAGCGGAAGTAATACTGATGAGGCTAAGGGCGAAAGCAATTCAGGGAGATGTTCGCGCCGCTGAGTTATTACTGGACAGAGCATACGGCAAAGCTAAACAAGAGGTGCAATTCAATTTGGAAGACAATAGGAAGATGGTCGCTGATTTATTCCCATTGGATGAAGAGTATCAAAAGACATTGCAAAGAGAAGCTGAAGAGAAAGCAAAAGAATTAGAATCTCATACTGATGAGACTAACGGATAAATTTTATGAGAGGGGACGTTTTAAAACTGGGAGTAGTATCAATGTTAGTTCATAGCGGCATTGCATGCTACTTCCTTTTTTTTTCTGCTATGAGTGACAGGGTAATTAATGCAAACTTAACTCACCTGCATAGATCTTTTGTCGAGGACAAAACAGGTGCTTTACTGGAAGGCAGTAGCCGTTCGCGTAAAACATGGAGCAGTATAGATTTTATTATCTACTTGACCAGCCATGTTAGTTCAGACTGGACTATCAACATCATAAAAGAAACTTACAACAGTTTTAAGACCACGCTTTACGATGACTTCAATAGGCGGCTACCTATGGCCGGTATCCAATCACCATTTGCAGATAAGCAGGAGGTCAAAACGTTTAAGCTATACGGCAACAAAATAAATTTACTCGGGGCAGAAAATGAAAGTGTGTTCTCTGGCAACTCATGCGACATAGCCTACTTCAATGAAATGTTAGACATATCGCAAAACGTTTTTGATGACACCGAGCAACGATGCAGGCGCTTCTGGTGGGGTGATTACAATCCCAAATTTACTGAACATTGGGTTTATGACAAGGTAGGCAACCGCAAGGACGTCTCTTTTCTAAAGACGACATTCAAGGACAATCCCTATATAACTAAAAATGAGCGGAGGAAGATTTTAAGTTATCAGTCAGTTAGCCAGTGCGCAGTATATGGAAAAGTCTTGATTGATAAAAAACTGGAAGCCAACCAAGCCATCGCGTATTGTAAGACTTATGCCATAAAGAAAAATGTAGATAAGTATTCAATTGAAGAGTTAATCGAATTATTACACTGTGTAAAAAACGAAAATGAAGGAACTGCGGATGATTATCGATGGAACGTTTACGGTCTTGGTCTGCGCACTGCCCCTGAAGGTCTGATATTCCAACATGTCACATGGCTGAAGGAATTCCCATCGGCATGCGAGCGAGTATTTTATGGCAGTGACTTAGGGTATACCAACAGCCCGTCCACGATTGTTAAGTGTGGCGTTATTGGAAACAATCTTTACTTAGAAAAGAAATTTTACCAGCCTACCCCCTCTTGCAATGAATATGTGCCAGCGGTCCGCGAGCATGTAGGTGCAAATAATTTATTGGTGATGGATAGCGCAGACGCGCTCGGCTTTATTATGGAATGTCGTAAGGCAAAATTAAAAGTTATGCCAGTGACCAAGTTCAATGGCTCAATTAAGTACGGCATCTCACTACTTAAAAAGTACAAAATCCATTTAGTGGATTGTCCCGAGTGGCGCAAGGAACAAGGGCAATACATCTATAGAGTAGTAAATGGAATCAGGTTGGATGAACCCATAGATGACTTCAATCATTTGTGGGACGCTGCCAGATATGCAGCCTTAGTAAACTTAATACGGGTATAGGTTTAAAATCGGTTATGAAATTAAAAACCGGAAAACAAAAGTTAAAGCATGGCACCACTAAATTAATTAAGCGGTTCGCATGGCTGCCCATTAACATAAATGGAGATTTTATTTGGTTAGAGAAGTATGAAGTTTTGCGTGCGTATATAGGAACATCATATACGGTATCAATTGAGAACAAGCCCGCCACATTTATAATTTTCAAATGGATAACGTTATCCAAACGGACTATTTAATGTGAAAGATTCATTGGAGGGATGGGAGAATTTGGCAAGCGCTGACTACCTCCTAGACAAGTATAACAACCATATCGGTGTCACCCATTTATCCTTATCTGGTGGAGAGGATTATTTTTTTGATTTGAAATGTGAAAAGGATTATCTGAGAGCTTACAGAGAATGCGCACCTTTCAAAGCCGTAGTAGGTAAACGAGCCAAGGCATTTAACACCGGGACGATTGACGTTTACAATTCCAACAGCGATAATAAAGGCAGTGGCGCAGAAGCAAAATCAATTCGCAATGTAATAGCAAAGCCAAATATACTACAGACGCAGAAGCAATTTTTCTCTCAGTTAAATCACTATGTAGATATTTTTGGCTACGTGCCTATCCTGCGCATGCGCCCCACTGGTATGGTGGACGAACTCACTTCACTATGGAATATACCGCCGTGGTTGTTTGACTTAGACTATACGCGCAGGTGGTTAAAGGAAAAAAACATAAGCGGCATTTATAAAGATTACTTTATTTTTTGGAACGGTGAACGGATTAAATTAAAGTTTGACGACATTTTTTTTATTTATGACGATGGTATAGGCACCGATTATGACGCAGAGTTAACCATACCAGATAGTCGTTTAGTATCGCTCGAATACCCCATCTCGAATATTGTTGCTGCATACAAAGCGCGCAACACACTGATAACTAAGCGCGGCGCTATCGGCATACTTTCCAATGGTGCGAAAGACCAAGCAGGTGTAATCCCCTTAGACCTTGACGAAAAGAAAAAGCTACAAACTGATTTTAAGCGCTACGGATTAATCGGTCAACCCTTCCAAATAATAATAAGCGATGCAAATCTCCAATGGCAGCAAATGGGATTCCCTACTGCCGACCTAATGCTGTTCGAGGAAATTGATGACGACATCAATAGGCTATGTGATGGCTACGGATGGCCGGTGGAGTTAATGTCGCGGACGAAGGACGTAACCTTTGACAATAAAAAGCAGGCGATGAAGTCTGCCTACCGCGACACTATAATACCTGAGAGTGATTCACGCCTAGAGCAATTTACCAGCGGCGTAGTAAGTGAAGGAGCAAACTTATATGTGTGGAGTGACTTCACAAAAGTTGAAGTACTGCAAGAGGATAAAAAACTTGTGGCAGACACGCGCTCAACCATGAGTTCAACAGCCGAGAAGGAATACAAAGCCGGACTAATAACGAAGAACCGATGGCTTGAATTAATTGGTGAAGAGAAAAACCCAGACCCAGAATTTGAAAAATACTACGATGAACAACCAGAACAACAAACACAACCCGGACAACCTGGTCAACCAGAACAACCAGCAACACCCGAAGATAAAAGCGTTGAGGCTGAAAGCAAGACCAATAAATAATTTGTCTGGCAGCTTCATTGACGCGGAGGGGAACCTTCACATGTTAGACTTAAGACTTTCAGTAGTCAGTGAGGAAGAGCGTATTGTAGAAGGTTACATGGCGGTGTTCGGTGTGAAAGATATTTGCGGAGAGACTTGCGTTAAGGGATGCTTTAAAAAATCCATCCGCGAGCGCGGACCTGATAGCGATTCAAAATATAAAATCGTAATGCTCTGGCAACATATTCTGTCAGAACCCATCGGGCAGTTCCTTGAACTTAAGGAAGATAACTATGGCCTATACTTCAAAGCGAAGTTAGACCCCATCCCTACCGCTGACAGGTGCTTAGTACAAATTAAATCCGGCACCATCAACCAATTCAGTTTTGGCTATGAATATGTCTGGGACAAGGTGCGCTATGATGAAGCGACAGACTCAATAATGTTGCTAGAGGTTGAACTATACGAGGGCAGCGCGGTAACCATTGGATGCAATATGGAAACCTATGCAATTAAATCCGCTGAAGATATTGTCACCGCTAAGGAGAATCTGGACTATGAGACAGATGATTTCATAAAAACTTTACCACGGGTAAAGCAATTAGAATTAAGACAATTGATAACTAAACATATATCACTTGCACGTATTGAGCCGAAGCGAGCAAAACTTAAATCACTCAAAACAAAACAAGCCGATCAAGTTCTGGTGGAGATTGGTGGTTATAAATTAAACGTAAACGAATTCAAAAGATGAAGAAGATATTATTTGATGTTAAAGGTCTTACGGGAGACAACCTCAAATTAATTGAGGAATTGAATTCTCGCATTTCCGAACTACCAGAGCAGGTAGATAAAGATGAAGTCGTTAAGGAAGTCAAGTCGGCATTTAAAGGAATGTTTAACGACAAAGGTGATATGGCATTAGACCTCAAAAAAGTTGAGGAACTAATTGGCGAAGACGATAAAGGCATTCGCGCAATTCTGAAAAAGCAAGGTGAAGCGATTGAGCACCTTAAGTCAGTTGGTACGCCTGTCAAGAATAAAACTTTCAAGACAGAACTGGAAGAGAAGATGGCAGACGTTGAAAATGTTGTGCGCGCAAAAGCTGGACAGGTGAAATTGTCCGTTAAGGCTGCCGCGATAATGACATTGGAAAACACCATAACAGGTGACGCAGCTTTGCCTGATGAATTACTGGAATCATTCTCAGTAGGTGCGTTCGTGCCAAAACGTTACGCGCGTGAATATGTTTTTGATATTGCTTCACGCAGGACAGTCGGCGAGATTTCACAATTCAAAACATGGTTGGAGGAAGGCGATGAAGAAGGCGCTTTTGCAATTGTTGCAGAAGGTGGTTTGAAACCTTTAGTCTCTACTTCACTGGTCCGTAACTTCAGCGAGTACCGCAAGGTTGCAGGCAAGACAGTTTACACAGAAGAGTTCGCAAAGTTCCGGAAGGAAGCCTATGCAATCATCCAAAGGTTGATTAAGCAAAAACTTTTAAGGGACTACGCTGCAATCCTTACTGTAGATCTTCTTGCAGATGCAGCGCCTTATGTGGGCAGCGCATTAGATGGTCAATATGAAAACCCTACCGACTATCATGCCATCGCCGCCGCCGCTGCGCAAATTGAAGCACTAGGATTTTTCCCTGACGTGCTCATTATGAACCCACAAGACAAATGGCGTATCGGAATGTTACAGGACGTTAACGGTCAATTCTATTTGACTATTCCTACAACAGACCCGAACGGTCAAACCAGAATGATGGGCTTCATGCTTCGTACCTCAACAAAAATTCCTGTAGGCGAATTCATCTTAGGTGAAAGTGGTCTGTGGGAAATTGAAGACGAGGCCATCACCGTCCGCATGGGTTATGGTGTGACTGTCATTGGCAGTCCTGTCACTGGTGTGGAAAGTGATTTAGACCATAACCGCTTCCGTGTTATTGTGGAGACATACTTCCATAATTATATAGCTTCTAACAATGAAGGTTCATTTGTTAAGGGGGACTTCGATGCAATTAAGGTTTTACTTACTGCACCAACACTACCATAAATAAAAATGATAACAACTTCAAACAGTATAAAAATGGCTGACAAGAAAGTAAAGGCCGATGATCTGGTAGAAATTACTGGTACCGGTAAAAGCAAATTCCTTAAGAAAGGAGTAAAGAAGATAGTTCACAAACTCGCTGCCGAAAAACTTGTTGCAAGTGAAGCGGCGACTATTGGTGACGCTGTTCCCGCAAAAGATAAGTCGGGTAAAGATAAAGGCAAAGGTAGGTTAGACATGTAGGTAAATTTTTGAAAGATGGAAATACTAACCACGGAAGATTTTAACCAAATTCCTTACAACGTTCCAAATGCACAAGCGCAAGCGCCTGAAGGTGGAACGCTGCCAAATGTCCAGTTCCAAAACTACATTGATAAGAAGGTAAGGCGCATTTTGGTTAGACTTCTTGGACAAACGCGGTATGAATCTTTTATCGCAGGCCTTGATGCTCTGCCACCTGAATGGGTTGGTACGAATACTCCGGGCTACGCTATAGACGATTTAGTATTCTACAATTACCACGTCTGGCAATCCTTAGTAGATAACAATTTAAACGTTGTGCCTGCCGAAGGAATCTCATGGACGATGGTGGAGGACGACCGATGGCTGATGTTGTATAATGGTGTTGGCAATTACAATTATTATTCAGTAGACAATACATGGGTGGGGATGAAAAATTTATTGGTCCCCTATGTATATGCGTATTGGACACGCGACACAATGCGCGACCACACCAAGTCAGGAATGGCACAACGCAATCAGGAAAACGCAACGATTGTCAGTTCAGCGCCAAGCATCTCATTCGCTTACAATGAATTTTCAACCATTGCAGGTGACCGCTTCCATAAATATAATTCCTTATACGGGTATCTGATGTATGCACAAAGTCTAGGACATTTTGATGATTCTAGTCCCGACACATTCAGCACCTACCTATCGCACGCATACGATGAATTGGGCAACATGAATCCATTTAATATATGAGAACTCCTATAGTATGGGATATTAGAACGGTGGTTGAACTCATGCGCTTAGAAGGTGAAGAGAAACCTTACTATGAATATGGGCACCGCTTAGAAATTGCAAACACGTTGACGGAAAAAGAAGGGACACAATACAAATATCGCAGGTACCCACTGGTCGCGCTGCGCTTAGATGTTCCGGAGGAATTAATCAACGGTCTGCAAAACGTCAGCCTTAACATTGCCTTCATCACGTTCACGGACGAAAATTACAAAGCGTCTCAGCGTTATGAAAAAGTGTTGTGGCCTATTCTATATCCTATGGTTGAAAAGTTTTTTGTGTGTATTAAGAAGTCTGGAATTTTCACATGGGAGGGACACCAACAATACCCACCATGCAAGCCTATTGACAGACCGTTCTGGGGGACCGCCGCTACTGAGGGGAATGTTAAACAAATCTTTCAAGACCCTATCGATGCAATAGAATTAATCGATTTAAAATTAAACAAACGACCTAAATGTATTTAAAGATATGAGCAATTGTGATGAAGCGAAAAAAAATATGGGTGTGGTTCGCTGCACCATGCTTCCTCAAATGTTTGCTACAATGTTCACCACGCCGTTAGGATTTAAAATACCTGCGGCAACAATTGAAGAAGGTGGCGATGCTATCAAACTATATTTGCAGGATGCAATGTTGAATCCGGATTTAAACGAACGGATATTTTTATGGCCGCCATTTGTCGGCTTTGAGGACGCAAAGGAGGACGCAGTTTATGAAGAAACGCCACTGGCAGATTTAAAAGTTAGAGACGGAAAGTATAGATGGCGCGTACAAGTACAGCAAGACCTTTGCACTCACCGCGCAATGGGAACGCATAACGGAGGCAATCAACGTGTGATGTTCTTTGATATTGAGAACCAGTTGTTTGGTATGGACAATACCGATGGCGACTTTATGGGCTTCAATGTCAGTCTATTGAACGTTGAAAAGTTGATGATCAGTGATGGCAGCGCAGCAACGCGCACACCAATTTATATCGTCCTTAAAAACAGTAAGCAGATAGACAAGACAGGGGCGATAATGGAAGCGTCTTATGTTGACGAGTTGAACCGCTTAACTGATGGACAGATTACAGTCGTAGGCGTGCCAACAGCCACACAGATTAAAGCTACTGTTAAAACTGTATGCGATGAGACTAATATCCTCGGGCTGGACAATGCAGACTTTATCAAGAAGTCCGCTGCGGGAGTAGTTGAACCTATAACATCTGTCACTGAAGTCGATGGAGTTTATACAATTATTGGAACTGCATTCACAACCGGAACGCTCGGCGGTGAAACACCAGACAATTTGAGCGTTAAGGCTTATGAGTTAATTGCTGCAACCGTAACTATCACCCCATGAAAGTAAATATCTCTTACAAAGAATCATTGACGTTCGAACAATTCAAAGAAAAGTTTGAGCAGTACTTCGCATTAGGTAATCCTGAAAAAAAGGAAACCGAAATGGAAGCGGCATGGGAAAAAGCTGAAGCAAAGGTCAAGTCAGAACCGGAAGCTGTCAAGAATGGCACTACCGCCACTATTGACTATGACGATGGGGACGATGACGATGATTTACCTAGTACCTAAACCTAAATAGTAAACCCCTGTTAATTTACCGGGGTTTACTTAATTTTTATGAGCAAAGTTACCGATTACATAGCGAAAATGGAGAAAGTAACGATTAAAGCGCAGGAATTTGCTTTACTACAAATCATAAAAGAGAATGAACATCTATTGCTTGACATCATAACGGGGCAGTTACTAAATGGTAAAGATGGTGAGGGTCAATTTCTGCAAGCATACCGCAGTAAAGATTATGCAGAAATGAAAAGGCATTTGAACCCGAAAGGCGTAACGGATTTACGATTAACAGGGGATTTTTGGGATGGGTTTTATGCAGTAACGAAAAAGTTCCCAATCATAATAGATTCAAAAGATGAAAAACGTGATCACTTGGTTGACAAATACGGCGAAGCAATCTTTTGGCCGAGCACGGAAGGCAAATCTTTCTTTCTGGAAATCATCGAGGCTAGTGTCCGGGAATATTATAGAGGCGTCTACTCCGCAAACTAGATTTTTTGACTATAACAATATTGCGCTCAAACTTTTTATTGAAGTAGCCGAGACAGCGGACTACATGCAATTGATAATGTATGGGCGTGGCACTATTGACGAATGTTTTGAGCAGTGGGAAAAAATTATACAAGAGAATAGCAAAGTTAATGGCAGTGCTGAGTATAGGAGTTACTACGATAACCTGAACCACTACAATAAACTTTTAGCGGACTTCCTTGTGATAAGGGTTGACCTGACGGAATCTTTTTTTGTGATTGATAACGTAATCATCGACCGCCTGGCGAGCAAGGGTTACAAAATTATGTTGACCTCCTTCTCTGATTATGTCAGAAGTCTAAACGCTGCGCTGAATAAATCCAATAACATAGTCACCAAAATCGAAATGCGTTATAAGGCCATCGTGAAAGCAGGTGAGCAAAGCAAGGGCAGTAACAAGCAGGTAACATTTGAAGTCCTGATGGCGAACTTGACAACGGCGTTAGGCTTCACCGTTGACGATTCATTAACACTATCACGGTATAATGAATACAATAAAATCATAAAGAGGAAAAATGTAGAGTCGCGGAATAATAAAGCGAAAAGTTATGGCAGCCGAGTTTGAGAGACAGGATTTTATAAGTGACGAGGCACTGCGCGCGCCGCTGGTGATGAAAAAGAATTGGGAGGAATACCTTGTCACCATGCAGGAAGTCAGGAAAGCAGGGTTGGATTTTTCCAATGCTTTCAAAGGTGCTGGTTCCGCTGGCAGTGGTGGCATATCTACAAAAAAATTAAAAGACGACACCGATAAACTCGCGCAGGCGCAGAAAGAACTTACCAAAGTTTCCAACGCCATGTCGATAGCCATCGCGCGCGACAATGACGAGTATCGCAAGCAGGAACAGGCATTGGTGAAGTTGAAAGCTGAGATGAAGGAAAAAAATGCGCTTGGTGAGAAGGAGGCGGTCGCAGTTAATAAACTTAATTCATCCTTAAAAGAAATTGAAGCCGCATTGAACGCGAACCGTGTGGCATACTCTAATCTCAGAAGTGAAGAGGAACGTAACAGTAAAACAGGTGTTACACTCCTGAAAACAATCCAATCTCAGAAGGAAGCTGCCAGCGAATTACGCGAAGAGATGGGACAGTTTAGCGGCAATGTCGGGAACTATACTGCGTCAATCCTGAAAGCGCATAAGGCAATACAAGACCAAGAAAAAGAGACTAAGGATTTGATGATTGCTCAAAAAGGTTTAGACAAGTCAACGGACGAAGGGAAAAAATCTTTTGATGACTTAAAAATCGCCATCCAAAATAACATTACCCAAATAAACGTATACCGTAAGGAAGCAGGGATGGCAGAAACCTCCACCGATGAACTGAATAAGCAATTAGAAGAGGGCGAAAAGTCGACAGGTGGTTTAGGTGACGCACTTGGTAAAATTTCCCCGGGACTGAAAGCCGCTTATGATGGCGCTGTCAGTTTTGGGAAAGCGCTGTGGGCATTAGTCGCCAATCCTGTAGGACTTATTTTAGTAGCCATCGCCGCAGCCGTTGCCGGACTTGCGCGCTACTTCACTGCCACAAGCGAGGGGCAAGATAAATGGAATAAAGTCCTTGCAGTTGGTGAGGCCATCCTTGACACATTCCTTGACATACTTGAATCGGTAGGCAAAGCGCTGGTCGATATGTTCACCAAGCCCAAAGAGACATTTGAGGGCTTCATGAAATTAATACAACCGTTAACCGATAAACTTAGTGCGATGTGGGAAGACCCGTTGCAGGCATGCGAAGACTTTGTAAAGTTCCTCGCTACAAATTTATGGAATAGGTTGACGTCAATAATAGTACTGGCAAAAGCAGTCGGTCAGGCGTTTAGTGGCGAGTGGCAAGAGGCTGCAAGGACAGCGGCGAACGCTGCGATACAATTTGCCACAGGGGTTGAAAATGGTTATGACAAAATAGAGAAAGTGGTGGTCGATACTTGGGAGTCGGCACTAAAAAAATTAATGGAGTACTATGGCGTTGCAGAAGACAAAGCCATAAAGCTCATGGCTATTCAGGAGCGCCAAAACAAATTTAACAAAGATGCCATTCAGGATATTATCGATGACAGTGTAACAGAGCTGGAAGTGTCAAAGGAAATGGCGAAGGTCAAAGATGACTTACGTTTTAGTGAAGAGGATAGACTTGAAGCGCTGAGAAAAGCAAACAAATTACTGGAAGAGCAAAGCAAGGGTGATGTCGCGCTGGCACAAACTGAGTTAGATATTTTAAAAGACCGGTTAACGGTACTCAAAGATGGGCTGGCAGTTAGACAATTGACTGAAGATGAGCTGAAACAAATTGCCGACCTGACTGCAAAGGTCAATAACACTGAACAGGAATTTCTGGATGGAAAGAAAAAAAGGAATGCCGAAGAGTTCGCCACCGTGCAAGCTATTCAGAAGAGAAGGCAGGACGCAATTAACGCCGAGCGTATAGCGACAGAAAATTTAAACAAATGGAAGTTAGAAGATTCAATTGCCACCAATGAAAAGATTATTGCAAATGAATTTTCAAATCTAGGTGAATCGACTAAGGCCATAGCGGACATCAACGAGGCAAAGATTCAAATGACCATCAATGCTTCAAATAAAGAAATGGACGAGGCGCGTAAGGCTGCGCGCGAAAGAGTAAACTTAAGTTCTGAAGTAAGGGACGAAATATTTAATAACACAGCCTTATCACTTGACCAGCAATTAGCATTACAGGAGGAACATATTAACAAAGCCATCGACAATGATGTAGCCTACCAAACGGAAGCTGTAAAAATTACCGAGGATATGTTCGCCAAAATGGATGAGCTCACGGCAGCATCCACAGCACGTGCAAAAGAAAATGTATTTGCAGTCCTCGCGCGCGATGCTCAAAACCTTGCCAATAAAGCTGGAACGCTGGTCAATACAGACTTATTAAATCTTGAAAAGCAATTTGCCGATAACGAAATATCGTTACAGGCTTACAACGACAAGAAATTAGAAATACAACAAAAGGGTGAACAGGCTTCGCTTGACTCACAATTAAAATATTTAGAGAAGCAGTTAACTAATGCCCAAGAGGGTAGCGCCAAACAAATTGAACTGCAAAATCAAATCAGTGCGGTCAAACTTCAGATGCAAACAAATGAAAATGCACTGAAGATTGAAGGCGAGCAAAAAGTACAAGAGGGATTGCAGGAACTTTCGACCACCGGCGTAGACCTTGCGATGGAAACCATTAACAACTTCTTTGCCGCTGAAAATGAAGCAAGAGAAGCGCGCTTGGAAAAGATTCAAGAAAACATGGAAGAGGAATTGGCTGCGGCAGGTGATAACGAGACTGCAAAGGTAGCCATCAAAAACAAAGCCGCAGCCGAGGAACAAAAAGTAAGAATGCAACAGGCGGCAGCAATGCGTAAGCAAGCAATTTTTGAAAAGACCGTTGCCGTTATAAGCATTGCTATCAACACCGCCAAGGGTATCGGTCAAGCATTAGGCACATACCCGCCTCCCGCTTCCTTCGTGCTGGCAGCTATCACCGCTGTCTTAGGTGCTTTGCAAATTGCTGCGGTAGTCAGTAAGCCGATACCTTCCTATGCAGTAGGTACAAAAAATCACAAAGGAGGATTGGCGCAAGTTGGTGAAGAGGGCAGCGAACTTATTACGCTACCGTCTGGCAAGTCATTCCTGTCACCAGATGAGTCAACCGTAATGGCTTTGCCTGCGCGCACTAAAGTTGACACGCATAAGGAAACAATGAACCAGTTAGCGCTTGCATCATTACCGCATGAAGATAGAATGGGCAGTAGAATGGATGTGGAAATGTTAGGGGTGATAGGAAGCAAGCTGGACAGCTTAGAAAAAACTGTACGCAATAAAAAGGAACAGCATTGGAACATTAGCAAGCAGGGGATGCAGGCTATGGTCAAGAATGCAGAGACAAGACAATACTTCATGGACCAACTTTATAGATAATGGCATTACGTGTTCAACTCCTTAATGAATTTTTGGGACCGCTTACAATAGAGGAAGCTGACCCTATAGGAATTAATGAGGTTACACAGACAGTAAAGCGCAGCACTGACAATGAGGGGGTGATCTATGAAGTCATTTTTGATATTGATTTTATTAAACAGTCAAGGCAATACATAAAGGAGGCGTTTGAAAAACATGGCGGTATAGACGCGGAGGTCTTGGTAAATATGTATGAGTACGACCCCAACTTAAGGAAGTGGAAACTCTATGCCAATGGAAAAATAAACTATAACAAATATGATCTGTATGAAGATAAAGTTACCGTCAACATTGAGCAGATTGGTTTCCAGAGACGGATTTTAAATTTACTGGACACAAATATAGATATTGAAACTACCGTCAGCCAGAACGGTAGCGCTATCCCCCCTATCAATTCATTCCAAGTCCCTTACCACAGTAAAACAATTTACAAAAAGTCCTCCGGCGGTCCGCAGGATAGTAATGAGTCTCCACACCAAGAAGTTTTCCCATTTAATATTCCACCGGATGATGACCCACCGCCACCAAATCCCATAACAAATCCAATTGAATACGAAGCATGGTTAGCGTTAGGTCACCCATTCTCTGTAGAAAAGGATGCAATAATGGTAGGCAGTATGGACACAAATAAAGCAACCTTCGAAGAGCTGACTGATTTTTTTAAAGTCGGTTTTTCATACCCACAGCTTGAACCAGGCATGGGCGCAGGTTCAAAAACAACCGCAGAATACATCACGCATCTAACCGCGCATAAAGAAGAGCGGTTTGAAATATACCGCGCCACGGAAGCAGGAAAATTGCGCGCTGCCATTGACATAAACATGAGGCACGCTATTGAAGTCTTGGGTTCTGGTGGTGACACTAATTATGAAGGCGCTTATGTCTGCGGTATTGAGCACAACAAAACGGCGAACACCGAAATAATTTATTGGTTTGAGATGCGCGACAAAAATGACAACATTTTAATCCTTGAACCAATCACGCGCGCACCAACGATGCCCTGCGGAACTACGGACTTCCCTTACGTTCAGGCATCGTATACTAAGGAGGACGTAAATATTGAGGTGGGGTACAAAATTTATGTATACCACACGATTAGAGTATGGGGCACTTTCACAATGCCGATAGGGTTCAGCACCGAAATTTTAACGCACAATTTTTTTGTACAAGCATCACCTCGCGAGTGGGATGATAAATCAAAATTTGATGAAGGTGAGCGTGTTATCTATTCCGGAAAAGTATGGGCGAGTCTTGTCGGTGAAAATATTGGGCACGCTCCTGTTGCTGGTGAACATTGGGAATTTGAAAGCGATTGGGTTGGCGTCACAACACCTACTCAAATATTTTTTGAGAACGCCACGGTAGCACCATCGACAATAGTAAAAACATTTTTACTGCATGATGTTTACCTGCAATGCTGTAGGTATCTGACAAATGAAATTGATTGTTTCGCAAGTGATCTTTTGGGGCGAACTGAATTAGGCTACGCCGTTGATGGCGAGGGCGCTTTCATTGGCTGGACTAATGGCGGCAACCTGCGCGCAATGGAAGACAAAAAAGTATTTACCAGCATTAAGGAATTAATAGATTTTACCGATGCTGTTTTCTGTGTTGGCTTCGGTTTTGAGATAGACTCTGGCAGAAACCTTTTGCGCCTTGAAAAAAGGAATTTCTTTTACAATAAAAACACTCCTATACTATCGTTGGGCAAAGTATATGACATTAAGAAACGCCTTAATCAAAAGATGTTTTACAATGAAATCGAATACGGCTATCAGGGCAAATTAGATATTGGGAAAGTCAACGCTGTGGATGAGTTCAACACCCTGCGCAAAGCGGCTATCCCAATTATAAACACCAAGAACAAATATAAGATCTCAGTTAAGACACGAACGAGCGGCTACCAAATTGAACACCAAAGGAGGTTGCAATTTTCTACCACCGACAGCAAACTGGATGATGAAAATTTCGCCATCGTTTTAATCCGTGACTCATCAATCGGTTCTGGCTTCAGGACAAAGCAGGACGAAGGTTATGAATCAATTATAAATGTCCTTGACCCTCACACTGGCTACAATTACGACATAGCACCCGCGAGGTGTTTAAAAAACTGGTATCCATTTATAGGAAGTATGTTAATCAGGAGCACAAATAAGAAAGTGAAATTTTCCTATGGTGAAGTGAATTATGTCATGGCTTCTAAAAAAATTGGTGAGACTGATTACCTGCATGAGGATGGGGAATTTGATTTGAGCGGTATCGAACCACTGTTTGAACCATTCATGTACGAGTTCAAAAAAGAATTGCGCCGGGACAGTTTCCAATTGATCAAAACAATCCCTTATGGTGTTATAAACTTTGAAGACCGTCAAGGAAATAAATTTGAGGCGTTCATTTCTGACAAAGGAGTTGAGCACGACTCATTTAAAAATATGGGTGACTTTGAATTGTTACACGTTTATAGAAAATAATTGTTATGGCATGGACAATGGTAAATCCTACCTTCTGGACAAAGTTTGATGCAGGAACTTTTGAAGGTTCAGATATTGGTGATGTATCTGCGGGTGTTGTAGATGGTCACGCGCAATATGGATTTTCTACAGCGCAGAAACATGATGGCACAAAAAGTTTTTTAGCTAATCTACTTGACAGTCCTTCATATAGTTTTTCGGGTAACTATGGTCATCGTTCACTGGTAAGGTTTAGACCTGGTGGTGCTTTCGTAGCTGGCAGAAGATACACGTTTAACGGTTGGGTTTATTGGGGTAATAGAGGACACACGGTAACGGACAAAAATGTTCAATTAAAAGTTAAGTATGCGACCACTGCATTCCCTGATGTATCTGCAATTCCAAACAGGGATGCAATAATTGATTCAGATACTTACGGCTTTTGGATACCATTTTCATATCAGTTCATTGCCCCATCAACGAGCACCGCGTCTAATTCTTGGCTCGCTTTCGTGCTTGATTGGGACGTAAGAGAATATCCTTCCACCTCACCAATAGAAGACATACAAATATTTTTTGATGGCTTCACTGCAACAGAGGAAAGCAACACACCACCGCCACCAATTAATATAACTGGCATTGTAACAAATGTTACATCGCACGGCGCGAATAATGGGTCGATTGACGCAAGTGTTACAGGTGGCGTAGGACCATTTACTTATTCATGGAACAACGGTGCGACTACCCAAGACATCTTTGCACTTGTTCCCGGAACGTATACGGTCATAGTTACTGACACAGTAGGCGGCGCAGTTAAAAGTCAATCCTTCAACATTACCGAGCCATCGGTAATGGTTGCGTCCTATACGAAAACAGACGCGACCGCAGACGGTGAAAGTGATGGAACGATAACTTTGTCGGTGTCCGGTGGCTCTGGCAATAGGACTTTTTTGTGGAACGATGGACCTACTTCACAAAATAGAGCTGGCTTAATAGCTGGAATTTATACCGTGCTTATACACGATGTAAGCACAGCGGAAGAAATTTTCCTGACCATTGAAATTACTGAGCCTGCGCCAACGGTAGTGAACGGGACTTTTTTGACTGTCCCCACTATGAACTCTATTCATTTTGTTGTGCGCGAAGATGTCAGCCAGTGCGATAACCCGCAGGGGTTGGATAATGTATTGCTTTGCGAGCAACAGCATGAGGGCTTTGATCAGGTAAATTACTTTCAGCCATTTAACATTTGTGACATAGTATCGACTCAGTTTAATTCTGATTTTTTAAATTTTGCAATTGAATTGCGAAAATATTCCACCAGTGAAGTAGTTAAAACATTTTCTTATGAATTGAAGGAACAAAATATTGGGGTCACAGAAGAGTTTGGCATTGCAATCCGCGCGCATACTGTCACGGGACAAAGCAGAGTTTATTTTAATTCCGGACCGTTACCAATACCGTTGAGCGTTGGTGATGTTTTTCAGATTATAAATAATGTCAATGGCTACAATGGTAATTATGGTATCGTGGATATTATTAACGACCCAACTTTAGGCTATCAATATTTAGTCATAACAAAAAATTATACAGGTCCGGGCACATCACAAACTGCAACAGGAAAATTTGATACCTCCACAACAAATTTCAATGTGTTTGAAAGTGTGCATTCATTTAGTAATGTACCAGAGGGCGAATATTATATAAGGCTACTAGCATTCGACACTATCGATGGAATCAATTTTAAAGAAGCGAGAAGCGAACCGCTGGACATACGCAATTCACACCCGGGTACAAATCAAATCAAATATAAAAACATCGACAATGCTTTCGATATAACATGGACCACTGGCTATCAGGGAATGATTAGAGTACCATCACATTTCGGGCATAGACGAAGCCCGGGAGGTGAACGGTCAACAAACAGGAACAGCGACTACAGTATTGTTAAGGTGAGCGCAAAGAAAACCCGGGTGTTATTATTTCAGGTCTGGTCTTTACCGCCTTACATGCATGAAAAGTTAGGGACTTTATTGGATTGCGATAATTATACAATCAACAACATTGAATGTCAAACGACTGAAGGGTATGCAGAGCCAGAGTATAAGGACAGATCATTGCTTGCAAACTCTTCCGTGAAATTAGAAGCTAAATGGTACGACCGTTACAATAGTGATGACCTCGGAAGTGTTGCCGATGGTGGATTTATAATGACCGAGACAGGATTCTTAAAACGTTAAAAATATTATGGCAGAAGAGTTAAGTAATGCTCGAATTGATCAATTGCCATTGTGCGCAGAATTGAAACCAGGCTATTGGGGCGCAGTGAGGAACATGGACAACCATATTACTGAGCGGTTTGATTTTGCCGCTTTGCTAACGTCAACGACTTCAGGTAATTTTGAATGGATAACAGACCATGCCTACAGTGATGGTGAGGTCGTTACGTGGCATGGTGAATGGTATCAAGCCAACGGCGATATCGCTGAAAATGTTGTCCCGGGTACAGACCCCGCATGGGAAGTCATAAGTAAATCACCTTCTGGTTTTACGTTTTGGCAAGCAGGAGTTTATACTCAGGATGATGTATTTGTATTGTACAAAATGTCAACGGACCCAGACGCGCCAGACATACAAATTTTCTGGTTAGCGAATCCATTAAGACCATTTCCATCTTCAAATTTTTTAACTGAGTTGGAAGCAGGTGATTGGATAATGATTTCAGGTGGTGGTGATGGTGGCGGTGGCTCTGGAATAATAGAACGCGCTTGGAAATTTATTGCCAACACTACCGCGAGCGACCCGGGCAATGGTTCATTCAGAATGAATAATAGCGATGCAAATTTAGTAACCGAATTATATTTTTCTGAAACCGCTGCCGCGAGCTTTGATGCCGCTGCGTTGTTTGGAGTGTTGGAAGTAGGTTATAGAATAATAGCTCAACAAAGAAATGATGCATCAAGGCTTTTAGTTTTTGAAATTGCTTCCGCACCTATTGACAATGGAGCTTGGTGGACTGTCCCGGTTAATGTTGTAGATGTTCGCGGTTTATTATTTGTGGCTAGTGCGGAAGTCGTTTTTCTATTTGACTTAAGTAAACCAGCGCCAGCGATACCAGACGCCAGCGAAACCGTAAAAGGTCTTATTGAAATTGCTACGCAGGCAGAAGTTAACGCGGGTATAGATGACCTTAGGGCAATTACTCCTTTTAAATTAGCTAATCGACCATCTACTGGCTGGTCATTGGCATCTGGTGGAACATTAACAGGAGTAAACACAATTACTTCTAATGCACCGAATCAATTAAATTTTGGTGGCACTTGGACAGCGACAGCAGACAATCAATTCCATGAACAATTTAATCCGACAATATCCGCCCGGATTGCTGGTGGTGATACAGTTATTAGCAAACTTTATAACCCTACATTAATAGCTACAGCGAGCAGCCAAAATTTAATTGCAGTAGATATTAATCCAACGTTTCCAGTAGCAGGTGCTTCAAATATTGGTTTAAGAATGCGATCAGGTTCAATGCTTTTAGGGGCAACCACATCACTTGTTAGCGGTGGTGTCTTTAGGTTGGAAATAAAAGGGTTTGGAAATTCTACATTAGGTGCTGCTTTAGCAGTATATAATAGTGATAATGCGAGAATGCTACGCACTGTAGATAATGGTGTAATACTTATCGGTGGTGCTAACCTTGGTGGTCTTGCCCCTTCTATATCGGTACAAGATAATACAGCACAAAATGTTTTAGGTAATGGATTACATTTTAATACCCATTATACAAATTCAGCTACAAATAGAGTTGGATATTATTTTACTACAGATGGTGCCATTACAGAAAACGCAACCACAACGACTTATTTGACCATTGCAGATGTTTCATTCAATCCAACGGCTGGCACAAATAGTTTACAAATGTGGAGATTGCGTCCATCAATAAATCAAACAGGTACAGCAACAGGTTATATTGCAGGCTATGTTTATGACCCCGCCATCACTGCAATAATTGGTAAAAATTATTCTTTCATATCCTCATCTGGTGACGCTGGTTTTGGAACGATGACGCCTACTGCCAAAATTCATGCGAAGGGAAATGGAACAACGACAGGTGAATTATTCAGACTCGATGACAGTGCTAATGTAAATAGAATATTTGTTTATGACGGTGGTTCTTATTATGGAACGATTACAAACGGCAACGACTATGCGCGAACTGCCGGAGGAATAAACTTAAGTCAAAATGGTAGTAACACTTCAATACATTTTACTGTTAATGGCAATGTTTCACAATTAAGAGTGGCAGATGGCGGAGGAAATTTAAAGGGTCGCCTTATTTACAATGGCTATGTCGGTCTGGAATCACTTGATAACACAATGCCTATCAAAGTAGCCATGCCTATTGTCAACGCAGCGTCAGGCGCTTTCGTAGTATTGAATGTAAAGGATAATGGAACAGCCTTCAATCCGTCATCAGGTACGGCGTCATTCACTTCTCTTTTAATTAACCCACTTTATAATGTTACTGGTACATACATCGGTAGAATTACTGGCATTGATTACAACCCAGCATTGACTTCTATGATTGGCGTTACTCACTATGGCGCGTTAATAAGAAGTGGATTAGTTGGAATGGGTCTTGGCGCAACATTACCGACCGCAGCATTACACGTTAAAAGTCCGGGCAACACATCTTCTACCTACTGTGCAAAATTTGATAATTCAGATGGGGTAATGTTGTTAGGTGTCAACGATGGCAAGTACATAGAAATAGGTGGTGATACTTTTGTAATTAGTGTCGGTAGTACAATTCCATCTGGGGCTGCCTACATGGAAATTAACTCAAATCAAGTTTTGGCTTACTTCATGACTGATAAAGTGGGGAATGTAATTGAGGAAATTACAACTACTACCGGGGCAATATCAAGAAAGTTAAAAACTGAACTTGTGGTCGACCAATTAGCTGGTGATTGTCCAATGACATATATACAAAGACAGTCAACAGTGGCGGCTGCATCCACGACAACAACAGTGGCGGCTGTGAACATGGCAGTCAGTGAACAAATAATGGACGTTCGTGTACAATTTATAATCACAGAACTTGGTGGTGATGGTGGCGGCTGTAATATAAATGCAACCATCCGCAGAAGTTCTGCCGGGACTGTTGCGTTAGTTGGTGCGCAAGATAAAGGCGCAGGTGAGCGCAGGATTGCTGCAAGTGGTGCGCCTGATTGGACTTGTAATTTAGTCGCGGATGATACTAACAAACGACTAAATATAAATTTCACAAATAATTCTGCAACCCCTGTCCCTAAAGCCTTTAAAGTCACTGCACACATTTGGTATACGAAAACTATTGAACCATCAGTATAATGACTCAGATACAAGGAGCTATACTTAAGGGTATGACAATTGACGGGGCGGCATTCAATACTCCCGTTGATCTTGGCGCGGCAATATGGTTGCAACGTGGCGTTGGTGTTACTGGCACAACGACTATAACTAACTGGGCAGACCAAAGCGGTAACGCAAGGAATTTTGGATTCACCGCTGGCGTTGCATACAATTCGGCCAATGGAATAGTCTCATTTAATGGCACTTCAAATTATATGGCTTTAACAGGGAGCGCCAACGTTCCAAATTCGTCAATAATGGAGGCAACTTTTGTAATTCGTTTCCCTGACCTTGGGAGAGCCGACACTATATTTTCGAAAGCACTTGCCGCAGGTGTCGATACTAATGCTGGCAAAATCCAGAAGTTAATTGGAAGTCAATTAAACAGTAGAATAAACGTTGGAACAGGAGCGCCAACAACAACCGCAGAACTTTTACAAGAAGATGTTTTTATGATAATTTCTTTTTTCGGTGCCCCTACTCAATTTTCATTTCGTATTAATAATATAAGTCCCACATACATTTCACGATCAGGTTGGTCGTGGGTTTCGACCGCCACAGCCACTAATATGAGAATATACATTGGTGCTGAAACTACTGATAGCGTTGGAGGTGGTTACGGAACACCAGCAAGTTGGGGGAAATTTGATATAGTAGATTTTTGCATGTTTGATGGTAAGGTGTTAAACACTGTTCAGCGCACACGATTAATAAATTATTACAAAAGAGTTTACGCAGATTTATTTATTTAAAAATTCTAAACAAAAAAATATATGGAAGTTGCATTAACACAATCAGAAAAAGACCAGCTAAGAGCTGACCCAAAGTACAAAAAGTATTTTCAAGATTCTATAATGGGTGATGACGCTGGGGGCGTTGGTTTTTTATTACGCCTAACATCAGCAGTGGATATAACGCAGGTTATTGCGATAGTAGTAGCAAGGGCAATAAGAAAAGAACCTAACATAGTTTTTCAAGACCCAACACTTCTAAATTTTATCGATGTTCAAATCAATGTGCGAGATATTGACAAAAAAGAAGATAGCGTTCAAGGTGAATTACTACAACAAGTGACCGCATACTTAAATGCCGACAACAGAATTACATTATTAGTCGGTGACTACATGGCGAATAAAGGACTCGCGTATTAATGCCTATGGAAATAAAAAAAGAATTTATAAACGCACTGCTTTTGACACTGGCAAGCTATAATGAAAAAACTGGAATGCCTGTTGGTGGTCTTTTGTTCGAGGAAATCAGTTTAGGACTAAGGAGAA